CTGAAATTAAAAAGCAAGAAGCTATAACTCAAATGCAAACACAATTAGAGCAAGTAAAAGCTCAAATAAATAGTGAAAAACTTGTACAAGAAGCTAAATTGAAAAAAGAATTAATGGCTTATGAGTTCCAGTTAAATATGAGAATTAAAAACATGGAAAACTCTATAGCTGATAAAAAAGAAACTCAAAAAGAGGATAGAAAAGACCAAAGAGTAAAATTACAGGGTGAAGAGCAAAGAAAAAGCAAGAATGCTGCTAAAAGCTTTGAGTCTTCAGGTAATGATACTTTAGGGCAAGGAATAGACATGAGCGTGTTTAATCCTAGATAATTTGTTTAATTATATAATATTATATTATGGCTAAAGAAGAAAACAAGGTAGTTGAAGAAGTTCAACCTACTGAAGAAGTCAAAACTGAATCTAAAAAAGTAGATGAGCCAGTTTTGCAAGAAGGTGGAGACATGAAAATAAAGTCTAAACCTAAAAAACCTAAACAATTAGGTAAACAAGATAATTCTGTTGCTAAAATTGATTTAAGTAAAGCAAAAGAAGAAACTAAAGTAGCAGAAGAAACTGTTGCTAAAGTTGATTTAAGCAAAAAAGAAGAAGAACCTAAACAAGAAGAAAAAGTTGTTGAAGAGGTTGTTGAAGAAAAACCAAAAGAAGAGGTTGTTGAAGAAACGCCAGTACTTGAGGAAATAACTGAGGAACAGAAAGAAGAAATAAAAGAAGAAATAGTTGAATCTAAAACAGAAGAACTACAAGATCAAGTAGAGCAAGCTGTTCAAGAATCACAAGAAACAGGTGTTGATTTACCAGAGAATATTCAGAAAGTTGTAGAATTTATTAATGAAACTGGTGGAACTCTTGAAGATTATGTTAGATTAAATCAAGATTATTCTAATTATGATGACAACACATTGTTAAGAGAATATTATAAACAAACTAAATCACATCTTACTGATGATGAAATTAGTTTTTTAATGGAAGATCAATTTTCTTATGACGAAGAAACGGATGAGGAAAGAGATATTCGTAGAAAAAAATTAGCGCTTAAAGAGCAAGTTGCCAGTGCTAAAAGCCACTTAGACGGGCTAAAGTCTAAATACTATGACGAAATCAAGGCTGGTGTTAAGTTAACACCTGACCAAAAAAAGG